GTTTCCAATCTTGGCTGATCACCGCCAAGCACGGCCAGTTCAGGCTGATCGCTCAAAACCCTTGCTGGTGTTGGATGGGATAGGGAAATAGGGGAGACGGGGACAGGAGTTGGTTCAGAAAAAAAACGCTGTGAGTGGTGGTGCTCTGTAACCCTTGCTGGTGTTGGGTTTGCTGATGTGATTTTTGGTTTCTGTTTTGGTCTTGCTCTCTGGTCATCGCGTGCAGCTCTGTACTTGTTGCCTCTTGTTGCGTTGCATTTGCGGCATGATGGTACGAGGTTGTCGAGTTCTGATGTACCACCTCTGTCTGTTTCTATGATGTGGTCTGCCTCTGTTGCAGCGTTGACACCACACCAATGGCATGGTGGATTGTCAGACAGTATCAGTTTGCGATTGCGTTGGTAGATCGCTGATGCGTGCTCTGTTGATCTGCGTTTAGCCGGCATGATTGTGCTCACGCGCTGCGCTTGTGCTACCGCGCGCTATCGCGCTTGCTTGCGTTGGATGTTGTTGACGTTGCATGACGGGCTGCTCTCTGTGTCGGTTTGTTAAGTGTATGTCATCTGTATATGTGTATCGAGACAGAGTGATGATGCTCTACCCATCGGGCTGCCTCAATCCGATTACCTTGCACATCTACCCGATTATGTTTACGGGTCGCACCAACGCTATGCACATTGCCTTTCGTGTATCAGGTTTTGTGCGCGCTGGTCTAACGGCGTTACCGCCGGTCATCCAACCGCCCTGCGACAGGCTTAGGTATCCGCTACTAGCCAGTTGTGTGAAATTACTTTTTATCAGATCTGACCATTAGAACGGTGCATAACACTGTTAGCGCTAATGCCAGCCAGACTGTGCGACTCATTTCTTTAATCCATCTATGACAGTTGAGCATTGACCAGCAGTCAATGTTTCTACTACAACGTCATCTACTTGTAACAATTTGTGTATGTAGTCGAGCAGTTGCAGATCATCCCAACCCTTGCCACGTGCAAGCGATTTGAGAAACCCAATCTGTTTAGGTGTAGCACTGCCATGAGAGTCTGGTCTAGGTGTGGTGTTCAGCCGGTTGACTTTAGCCATTTCTTCCATTGAGGCACGTTGCCCTGAGTCATTGCCACCAAGATGCCCTATGCAACTATTTGAGATTGCGCGGCCCACACAACTAGTCTCACAGTTCTCGATATAACTTGTCTTATTGACATTTGATGAGCCGAACACTTCCTCTGCGTATCCAGTAGAGATGAGTTTGTCATCGTTGTTGTAGCACTCAGCGCGCATGATGATCGTTGAGCCGTCATAGTGATGTATCGAGGTGATGATGCGACCGTTAGGGAATGTCTCCCACCAACGCACCAAGCGTTGTGCCACCGTTTCGTAAAGTGATAAATCAAAATGTGCCATGTCGGGTCTCCTTTGTCGGGTTTATTTATGCGACCATATCAGATCGGTGTTGCACCAGTTTGTTTGTAGCCGGCAACAGGTCAAATGACCATAACTCTGTTTGGCTTGTGCAATATGTTGGCTCATGCAATTTGTGGTTGCCTATGTGTGTGCGTAAATGTGAATCTATGTTTGCACGGCGTTTGGTTGACCATCCAATGAACTCAACGGTGGTGCATGACGTGTTTACTATGCCAAGAATGTAAATGCCGTTTGGGTCACGGTCGTAGGTGAATAGGTGGCCGTCATGGTGGTGTGTGCCTCGCAGCTGATAGCCAAGTACGTCATCACCGCCTAACTGGTATGGCTCAAACTCGTAGGTAGCGCCGTTGTATTGTGCCCATGCTGCCTCGACTGTAAATCCAAGATTGCTAGCGATCGTGTTGTCAAGTGTGCGTGCTGTTTTGCCTTGTCCTAGTGCGCGTACTTCACGCATTTTCGTTGCCACCATTTGGTCACGTGCAGCAAGGTATTGGTGTGTTAATCCGACTGTAAATGTCATTTGATTGGTTTAACTTTCGTACAGGCTTTTAAATCCGGGTGTAGCCACATAATCTTTTCTGGGTTGTGTCTGTACCGTGTGCCGTGCATTGTTAAACCGCATTTTTTACAGGTCGCGTATAACATTTAATGCCGCTCTAATGACTGATGCGTTAAACCTGTTTTGTTCGCCACCAACGGTCAAGTGTGCCTCTAGTAGCAGCTCTAATTCATCAATCAAAATTGAGTGGTCTGGCTGTTTAGATGGCACGTGGGCTGGTCTGACGATTTCATCTATGAGATTGGTGTAAACCTTGCCTAGTTTGTCGCTGTAATTGTTTGGGTACATTTGTCGGGTCTCCTCTGTAATGCCTGTTTCGGGATATTGGTTGTCGGTCATGGGTAGGGCAGCGCCCATGCCGACCAGCCAACCTTACGCCATAGGTGTAACGCAACTCTGATATTAGTCGCAGGATCGTACAGATCGTCAAGTTTGGTAATAAAGCCTTGCTCGATCATCCATTTGATGTGCACTCCATTGACCTGAAATAAGCCGCGTGAGCCACCGTTTGAGTCTTTAGAATTGAGCGCCAGAGGGTTACACGCGCTCTCTCGTTGTATGACTCGCAAAATGGTTGGTGACTCACTGATAGGCCAGCCAGCCACTATTGCATCGTTAAGGTATTCCATGCAGCCTTTATAGGGCACTGTGGTGGTTGGTGCGGCTGGTGGCGGTACAACACTGTTAAGCACGGTAGTGATTTGTATGCCTTGAGCGATTTTTGGCTCTGGTGGTTTGCTGGCATCCCACAGCAACACAAACGCCGCTAAACCACTAATGAACCATGCACCTATTTTAAGTGTTAAATAACTCATTTTTTCTCCAATTGGTAAGGCATTCCCCAAGAGTCACCAACAGCGCTCTTAAACGCTAGTTGTGCGTGCAGCACTTTGTCTGTTTCAGGGTCACGGAATATCTGCACCAACACCATTTGCTCTGTGTCTAGGTGAGTTGTGTAAACCTCGTAAACGTATGTTTTGGCATCAGCCATATTGCATCTCCCCTTATCGCCGGTCATCCGACCTTAGGGCATCACTCTGGCAATTCGGTGAATACCCTCTTAAACGCTTGCTGTATAAGGTTTAACGGTTGATTAACAAACGCTGGAGAGTGTTCTATATGAAACCAATCGCCTGAGCCACCGTGCTCAACTGTTTGCACGTCATACTTTTTCCATGCTTGTCGAGTGCATTGCCATGCGCGCCCAAAATCTTTTACTGCGTAATCAATAATCATCTCAACGCCTAACTCGTTTGCGTTTGTGACCAGTGCGTTAATAAACACAAGCGCGCTTTTGCGGTTGGCTTGTTGATGTTTCTCACTCATGCGGTTAGAGGCATCCCACGCGCGACCAGTGGCGTGCACGGATAATGAGCCGGGCTTACCGCGCATATCTCGTACTCCCCAAGAGCCATTATTCCAGAGCGCACCGTTGGCATATTTGATGCTCTGACGGATGATTTCATCCATGCCGGGCAGAGGTGCATCAACCGCACCGTCACTGTTGCCTGTATACGGCCGTGAGCCGGGCACTTTAGGGTTGGCTGGCAGTACTGCCATCTGCATGTTTTCGTTTGAGGCCGTTAGCGGCAACTAGACCAGACAACGTGCCGGTCATAAAGACAGTCAACGTGGATAGCAAGTCAATAAATTGTGCATCGTTTGGTGATTGCTCTAAAGGTTGTGTAACAAATAGCAAGCCGTACACAAAACCGATGACGGTAAGCGCGAAAGTTACGGCAATAGTGCAGCCAACAAACACAATCATGCGCGCGTGCAACATTTCTATTTCTGCTTTTTCCTTAGCCATTGCTAACCCTTTCGCATTGAGCAATAGTCGAGCAACGTGTTAGCGCGGTATTGCGTACTTTTAATGGTGCGTTAGTGCGTGTCGTTTCGCAAGCGGTCAGGATAAATGCGAGCATGACACTAAGGAACAATAGGCGGATTTGCTGCAATCTCTGTTGCCTTTGCCATCGTGGCGACTTCGGTTGGTTGTAGCGCTGGGTCATCCATCCACTCGAGACAGTAGTAGCCGTCACCGGGTTCGTTGTAACGCCATGTTGTGCCGGGCGCTAATTCGCGTGTTGCGTTGCCTATTTGTGCGTTAACTTCGGCGGTGGTTGGTGTAGCCATTATGCAATTTTTTCTATAGATATTTGCGAATAAATTTCACTGACACCAAAATTCATTTGTAAACCCAATCCGTTGGTTGCTTGGACTGTTTGTGAGTAATACTGCAACTCATAATTTTTGTTTCCTGTAATTGTGAAATAGCCCATAAGTTGGCTTACGCCTTGTACTTCATATACGGTCACATAATAACCACTTTGACCAATAGCATCATTAGTGCTGTCGGTTGTATTACGCAATCGTAATTGTGCTCTAGCAGTCGAATAAAACGGTGCGCTGGCAGTTACTACATATGTGCCAGCAGGCAAAGTTATGACGCTCGCCGCTATAGAACAACCGCTAATTGTGTTTACTAAAGTTGTGTTTAATGTCCGTTTCGTAAATGAACCTGTTGTGTTTGTTCCGCCTGCGGTGCCTGCGGCTTGTGTTTCGTTAAAAATTGCGCGCGTTGAGCCAGTACTAGGCCCGACAGTAGCCCACGCCGCGCCATCGTAATACTGCACAACATTGCTGGCCTCGATGTAACACAACTGGCCCTCTGCCAACGCTTTGTTACTGCCACCAAACGCCGCATCACGCGTTACGGTCGTAGCAAAAACTGGTACGCCAGTGCCAGCACTAGCGTTTTGTTGTGCAGCCGTCAATACTTGATTGGCTACAAAAAGTGGCACGGTTGTTTGTGTGTTTGCCATAACGAAACTTTATCCTAACCGAGCGCGTTGGTGGTAGATAGCACACCGTAGGTGATGTCATCTAAAATTAGGTCTGACAGCACGGTTGTGGCTGCCGTGTAGATCGTGACTCGATGCCCGGTAGAGACATTGATGCGGTGCTCTATACCCTCAACCGATAGGTCTTGAGTAATGGCTAATGGTGTGCCAGATGTAAAGGTTTTTACTGCTGTAACCGTGTCACCAATCTCCGTTTTAGTTAGCGCGGTTTTTTGTGGATCTGTGAGGGTAATAAAACTGGTGGAGATGCTGGTAAAACGTGGCAACGGTAATGGCACAAGTAGGTAACTGGCCAGAGTTGCAGCCTGCCCATCTGTGCTTAAAAGGCTGTCTGTGATCGCTTGTGTTTGAGTAAAATACTGGCTGATTGATGAACTATCTTTAGCGTTTTGTAATGTTCCGCCAACCTCAATGGTCACATTGGCATTGTTAATTACTGGTGATTGGTCAAACTCGACTTGTAGCACGTCATAATCTGAGCCTGCACCTGTGTCTGTAAACGTGGCAATAGGCGCTGAAAGGGTAGTGCCCGTTCTGGCTTGCGCGGTCAAGACGTTTGTGCGGCTGCAAAAAATGCGACCTTGCTCTGCTTCTTGGATGCGGTTAAGGTAGGCATTGACGTTCGTGCCACTAGCGATTGTGTATGCGCCTAGCGTGGCTGTAGGTGAGCCTGTAAGCGATGTAGTGCCTGTGTAGTTTGCGGCCGTTAAAACGGCTGTAATGCGTGCTGATGAGGTTTGGGCGCTGGTAGCGGTTTCGGGCAAGAAACCTTGTGACAGGGTATAGATATCATCGGCAGCAAATACCGCATATTGGGTTAAACCATCCATTGTGTATTGCTGATTAAACGTGGTGATTTTGCCTGTAAATAGGCGATCACCGTTACGGCTTAACCTGATGTCTCGTAGTGGTGCTAATCCGGGTTGTTCTGTGAGCGTGTTGTAGTACGGGCTACTGGTGTTAAACGGGTCTAGGTTACGGTTTGTTTTCGGTATGTTTATTGACACCGCCATCTGTCCCGGCCCAAACACATCGCGCGGCCGTTTACGGCCTCGACTAATGGTTATGTCTTGTACAAGGTTTGAGATGTCAACGTAATCCGTGCCATCGCCGTCTAGTACGGCAGTTCCGTTAAGGGTTGAGTCATCCAAATAAAACGCTGATGAGTCGTAACCTGTGGAGAGTTCTAGTAGGTAATCGCCACCTGAGATGACGGCTGCACCAGCCATTACCTGATCGCCAAATTGAGTGGGCCGTACACCTGCGTGTATTGAGTCAGGCTGTCTAAGACGGCTTGCCCTGTTTGCGCGTTGGTCATCACACCGCTTACGTTGATGACTACGCCACCACCCGGTACGCCGCTGCCTGCCTCTGGTCGAGCCATGTTGATTGGTGTTACTGATGGGCCAGCAAGAGACTCACTGAACGATGCTGAGATGCCTTTTATGTCTGCGATCTTAAGACCCTTTTTGGCAAGCCGTTTTTGTGCCTCATCAAACGCTGCCTCAACACCCTGCAAATATGATTGTGCGTTAGACACACCAGCGCCATACCACTGATTGGCAGCCTGTTGGCCGATGATTGCGGCAGCCACACGGCTTGACTCAACTAGCGCATTGGTTTCTAAAATTGCTGTAGAGCCACCCTTAATTAACTCGGCTGCAATCGCTGCACCAGACTCACCGCCAGCATCAAGTACCGCTTGCAATGCGTCTTGCGATAAACCAAGCGTGAGCAACGTACTGACATCTTTGCTGTAACTCTGAATACCTTTAACCTGTGAGCGTAAACCTGCCAAGAAACCTGTGCCAGTTTCATCGCCTGCGTCTTTAGCATCCTTAAAACTAAACGCGTCTTTCAGACCATCTGACACGTTGGTAGCAAAATCGTTAAACGCGCCTTGTGCATCCTCAAGTGCGCTTTGTGCAGACTCGAGCGCTGCGACCATGTAGGTCTTTAATGCGTCTGATGCTTTCTTAATTTTGGCTGCCATGTCATCTACAGCGCCACCAGTTTTAGTGACTTTCTCGTAGGTGTTAGTTAACTCAGGGCCGAGCATTGGGCCAAGTTGCTCCTTAAACTTGCCTGTTTCCTCAGTGGCAGATTTAGTGGCGTTTTTGTAAACAAGAAACGCGCCAGCCGCCACAACAAGACCGGCAGCAATAGCGGCTGCACCTACGCCAAGAGTGAGCGCGGTGTTGGCAGCGGCGGCGCTGGCAGCAAGCGACCAGTTAAGTGCTGTAGTTACAACCGTGACTGTGTTAGCAACTACTTGTGCAACCTTAAACGCAATGAGCGCTGTAGAGATTGCGGCAATTGCCGTGCCAACACCTAACAAGATGCCTGTGTGATCGGCTGCCCAATTACCAAATGTGATTAGGTACGGCAACACGGCTGTGATCGCTGGTAGTAATGCTTTACCAATTGACTCTTTAGCCTCATCGAGTGCCACGTTGAGTCGCTTAAATTGTCCTTGTGCAGTACCAGCGGCCGTTGCAGCCGAGCCACCAAATGTGCCAGCCAACGCTGCCATCACATCATCGAGCGATGCACCATCTTTGATCATGCCGTAAATCTCTGGTGACAGTTGTTTAAGAGCCTTATAATTGCCGCCATACGCTTTAGCAAGCGCGTCTGAAACACCAGCCAAATCTTGACCTGTGCCGGCTGAGACATCCATTGCAAGGCTGAGAGCATCTGTTGCCATTGCCACGTTGTTTGTGCCTCGTAACAACGATGCAAACGCTGGCCTTAATTCGTCATCTGCAACACCAGTTGCCATTTGCATAGCACTGATCTGTTTCTCTACTGAGGCAATCTGTATATCGGTAGCGCCTGTGACGTTGACAAGTGCACGCGCAAGTTGTGCCTGTGCTGCCTCATCCTCAACGGCTGCCTTAACGCTGTACCCGGCTGCAACGGTGAGTGCACCCATTGCGGCAACGGCTGGCAAAAATGCTTTTCCTGCAATAAAACCTGCTTTTTCGCTGGTAGTTTCCAGCGCTTTAATTTGCAAGATGGCTTTCTCAAATCCCTTACCATCAAGGCTTGAGATAATTGGGATGTTAATTGCCACTTTGCGCCTCGATGTCTCTGCTGATTAGGTTTTCTACAGTCTGTACTATTTGGCGCACTTTGTCTGTGACTGCCTCTTTATTGCGCTCAACGGCTATATCAATTGCGCGCGGCTCTGGCCCTACCTCAGTATCTAAATTGGTTACAAATGTAGAATTAGTCTGACGGCCTGCATGATCGTAGATCGCACCAGCCGCATCAGCCTGTTGGATAACCATCAACTGATATGGCTTTGAGCCGTAAACAACTTGCTCTGTGTATGTGCCCTGCGTGCCTCGACCTTTAGGCCCACTAGGGATGCCGCCGCGCTGGTAGTTAACGTAACGCTCTTTGCTTGCGCGCACACCAACTTTGACCTTAAACCCTGCCTGCACTGCGCTGGTTTTCCAGTTTTTTTCGCGGCCTCGCACCATGCCAGATAGCGGTGCACCGTTGTTTTTTGAGTTGTCAAAATGTGCGACCATTGATCTGGCCTCGTTAATGATCTGATCACCAGCGTTTTTGATGTCTTTAGTTACTTGTCGGCGATAACGCCTATCAAATGAGTTCAGCGCTTTTAATGTTTGCTGTACGCCAGTAATGTTGACCGCGTGTACTGGTGTGGCGGCCATTAGCGGCTGCCTCGTTGCTTGTTGAGTATCTCAATCACGGCGTTCATATCGTCTGCCTCAAATGTAATCTCTGACGGCCAGTAACCGGTGGCAACAACGATCTCTGCCAGCGCGCGCCTTACTGAGCCGTGACCGCTTTTGGGTCTTGTGTCTCCAAGACATCAATGCTTAAGAGTGTGGCAATGAACTGGTCTAGTGAGCCGGGCACGGTTGTACCAGATGCGCGAGTTGCCTCATAACACAAGTAGGCAAGATCCTCAACACCAATACCTTGTGCCATCTCTGACGCTTTGCGCTTGTACTTGCGTTCCCATGCAACAACGGTTGAGAGATTGGTTACAACCTCATTAATTGTGCCATCGTTAAACGTGGCTTTAAGTCTTAATTGCATCTTGCCTCTTTCGTGTCGGGCCGTTGCCGGCGAGAATTAGTTAAGCGACTGCTACTGAGTACGCGCCACCAGTAAATGTGATGTCAATGGTATCGAGTGCGCCAAGTTGACCGTTGACGATTGGTAGCGACTCCAAGTATGAGGCTGTCAATGTTGACTCTGGGTTTGTGGCTGATGTGGCAGCGCTGGTTGGCTTGACCTTGACAGTTACTTGTGTGCCAACAAGAGCCTTAAGTGTGGCGTAAGTTTCTGACGCAGCAAACGAATTGTACATTGTCACGGTAAGTGTGCTGTTTTCTAGACCGCCAACGTATGAACGGTTGGTCTGACCAAATGCGGTTGACTCAAGCGACTCGATCATGCGAGTAAAAACTGCTGACGTGCATTGATCGGTCATGTCAACGCTGTTGATCGTGACTACTGGATTGCTGAGATAAGTTGATACAGCCATTTGATTTAGTTCTCCTCGTTCGTGTCTTTAATAGGTTTATCAGATTTTGCGCTCTTGCTGGTGGATTTGATAAACCCACCCTCAATCAACGCCTCAATGTTGACACCATCGGCAGGCTCATAGGTATCGCCTACTGTGCCTAATCTTGGTGATGCAATAACGTATGCCATGTTTTATGTCCTAACTTTGTGCCTGCACATTGATGTTTAGATCATACGCTGCTAACTCGCTGCCACCGATGATGGCAATAGTTGGCCTGCCATCGGTAACACCTATTCGAGCGCTGACCACTTTTGCAGCCAAGTTCATGAGGCTGCGTTGAGCATCCAAGTTGCCCGGCCCAAGAGTCAACAACCTGACCGGATACGACAGCGTGAACACGGCACGGCTAAAACCAGTAAAGGATGGTGCATCAATAAAGACGCACGGCGGCGAGATATTGCGCGGATCAGTTACAACGGCGAGACCAGTGATTGCGCCAAGTGTGGCTGCCAAGTTGTCTAGCGCCGTATTAAAAAGATCTGTATAGGCAACTGGTGTAGGCATCAGGCAACCTGTGCGCGGTTGACACCTAGCAACTGTTTGATCATTGGGCTAAGGCCGTTAGAGCCACCAGAGACCATGCCATCAAACGATGCAAAATCTGTGACAGAGCCGCGCTGACGGTACAAAAAACCGCCATAAGCGCGTGTGCCAAGACCTACGGCTGTTGATGGCAACACTGTTAATGAATCGTGGTAGCCAGCCTCTTGCCTACGCAAGAAACAAAACGCTGATGCAGCGGCCGCACACAATGTAAGAAACGTGGCATCGGCGGCGGTGGCTGTACCGATACCTAGCCAATCCTCGACATCAGTTGCAGAAACCCAAGTGCAAACCTGATTATAAGTAAGCGTGCCAGTGGTAGTTGCTACTCGATCAACGTCACTGCCTGTGCACCGGTACAAAACCTGATTAGGTAATGCCACGTTCGTGTTGTACAACGGGAAACCATCAGAGTCAATACCAATGTACAAATACTGTGGCAAACCTTGCACAACAAACGTGCCGTTAAAGGGTACGGCAACTGATGCGATAGTGACACTCTCACCAATAGCGATCTCTGTTGGCTCAAGTGTTTGCACTACCGCATAGTTGTCTAGCAATTGCTTGCTGGTGACTGTGTAATTACTCATGGCGGTGAGGCCGCCTCTCGACTAAGCCTGTGTGATCTTTTGGATCATGTTTGCGTTGGCCTTAAAGGTTGCCGCATAACCGAACACGCTCATTTGGCGGCCAAGTGTTGATGGCAACTCAACTGAGAGCATTCCACGATCTTGGCGATACACCTCAAACGCATTTTTGTTCATTATGACCATGGTCTTCGCGGCAAAGTTGTTGTCCACTACAATTTCCAACCCGAGTGGGTTCATGCCTGACCATGATGCAGCCGTGCCAGCGCCGAGTGTGTTCATGCCGTTAAGACCCGGTGCGCCGATTGCTGGGAAGATTGGTCGGTTTGTGGTGTCAACAAGTTGACCCATCAATGCCCACGTTGCTGGATCAACAAAGATGTGTGTTGGCAACATATTTGTGGCTTGCGATGAAACTACTGCTGCATCGTAGATTGATTTCATCAAGTCGGTTACTGAAAGATCCCACACGCCAGCCGATGTTGCTGCTGCGAGCAAGTTGTCTGCTGCGTAGTTGTCAATTGCTACGAGGTATTGACCTGCAAGATCTTGCACAATGATTTGCATTGCGGCAGGATCGGTAAAGTCAATGACTTGGTATGACAGTGTTGCTTGTCCAGCAAAAGTTACTTTTGTAACTGTGTTGGATGCGATCACTGCGGTTGTTGCTGATACTGCGGTGAGTTCAGTTGATTGCTGTGCAGCGGTTGGGTGGGTTGTCCAAGTTGGTCGGATAAAAGTTGCACCTGCACCCGCGTTTGGCATTGCGCGTGTACCGAGTGCGTTGAGCACTGGTGCAATGTAGTTGATGTCCTGAAACACTGGGCCGAGAATTGGAACTGGCACAATGCCGGCATCGTTGCTAAGTACGTTGTCTCCAGCGGCAGCCTCAAGTGGTGACTTGTGGTATGCGCGGTAATCGGCAAATACTCGTTGTGCTGATGCTGCGACTTCGCCGCCTTTGTGCATTGCTGAGATCCACTCGCCTACTGCTGGCAAACGTGGCTCGCGCTTTGCTGATGCAAAAATTGGTGCAGTTGGGATGGTTGCCTCTACTGCCTCGACTGGTGTTGTTTCGCTCATGGTTTCTATCTCCTGTGTAGGTTCTGTTTCTATAGTACTTATTTCTGGCTCATCTTGTGGGATACTCGCCGCGATCTCTGTGATCTGTGCGCCTGCAAATGCTGGCACGGCCACAACGCTTAATTCTGTCCACGTTGCAGCGCTGATCTCCATAACGCCTGCCTCGTCATACGCAAACGCTGTAGGCGTAATTCCAATGCTTACGCTGTCCAGCACGCCGTCTTTCATAAGTGTCATTGCCTCGTTGCCTTGCACTGTGTCGCTGATTTTGGCCGTAAAAAGCATTCCCGCATTTGTGCTTTCTCTAGACACCACTAAGCCGATCGCGCTGGTTGAGTCATGGTTCATAAATAGTCGAGGTGCTTTGCCGTCAACTGGCAGCGCGCCCTCAAGTACACGTACGGTTGTGCCGTCTGAGACCGTTGCATCTACGCCGTAAGGTACGGCAATTCCTGAGATGGTGCGGCGTGCCATGCCGTCTGGCCCGGCTGCGTCAATGGTTACTGCCTCTGCGGTGAACTTGATCATGATGAGTACGGTACTCCATTATTGCGTGGTGGTTGTGGCATCTCTGCCATATCGGTTTTTTCCATTAAATCGCCGTCAATAAAATCGTCAATGTCAAACTCAACACAAGTGTTGTTTGGAAGCACGTTGTTTGCTGACAATGTTTGTGTAATGCACTCTGCGATCTGTTTACACCCAAATGTCCATAAGTCTTGTCGAGCCTCTGTGCTGTTGGTGTAAGAGTATGATCCAACCGAGATGTTTAGCAAGTAGGCAGGTACGCCACAGACGCGCGACATCTCCATTGCCTGAAACTCTGCCGAGTCAACTAAGAGCATTTTGTCTGGTGATGTGGCTGTCTCAATGTAGTGCACCTCTGGTGAAAGCGCTGCCGTTTGATTAGTGGCGCGCGCTGCGTTAAACGATGCGGCCAAGTCTGCCAACTCAGTTGATGAAAGTGGTTCTGATCCAGCCTGCACCTGCAACACTCCAGCCGGTATTGCACTAGAGGCATTACGAAAACGCGCATCCTCAAGTTTAATAGATGTAGCAATTGCTTTTTGCGATGAGTACACAATGCCCGGTTGACCGTTTAAGAATTGCACTAAATCTTTAGGGTTGATTTCGCCACCGTTAAAATACACCTCTTTTGATGGTGCAAACCAAACGCCTGCCGGACTACCAGCCTGATCGCGTGTGGTGCACATTGCGGCTGGTAAACGTGTGAACGATGCAGGGTAGCCATCAGCGGTGCGTTCTGTGATGTACCAAAACGCGCGGCCAAACATCATTAAATCTGAAACTGTCCAAGACAAAATATGGTTGTTTGTGTTTGATTTGTCAATGCGGCGTAACCATGATCGAGGCGCAAGCGGCACTTGTTCCATTTCCTCGCCGTTCCACATCTCTGTGTACATTTTTAATTTCATTGATGCAATCACTGATGCAATCAATTGTTGTGCACGCGCAATTGTTGGCACGCTCATTGCTTGACTAAAGAGCACACCCTCTGTGTAGGTGTAATACTGGCCCACCATTGCAGCGCCTTGATTGCTGTTGTAACTTGAGCCAGCGGCAGCGGCTTTAGTTGGCGGTGGCGAGATCGCCGCTTTAGTTTTAGAGAATAGTGCCATGCTCTTAGTGTGTCATATCCTGTGTGGTTTGTGGTGGCATCGGCCCGGTATGCGATGCGGTATCCCGACGATAAGCAAGCATCAGGCCGATGCCATATCACACATTAGAGGCTAAACGCTGATGATCGTGGGCTTGTTTGCAAAGATAGGTTTTGAGGCAAGAGCGACAGCAAACACCATTGCTCGACACGCTGAGATATCGCCCGGTGATCTGGTGCTTGACAATGTGAGCACACCGTTGTGCTTGATCGCTACGGCGCGCTCTACCTGATCTATCAATTGCGCTTGCCCTGAGTGCGTGATGCGTTTCTCTGTAATGAGCGCTCTGACCGCGCCTGTCCATTTGACCACCTCACGATGGCCAACAACAGTTTTGCGATGCGCGTAGATCGGTGGGCAATGCAAATCTATTGATGGCACTAACGCCAGTTTGAGCATTGGTGATTGCTCAATCTCGGCTGCGACATATTCCCACATCTCTTTTATGGTGTCTGCCACAAACACGATGCGGCAACGTGTGTAGAGGCCGTCTTGCACGGCGCGCACACCCACATATCGTGAGTCATCTACGGCAGACTCAATTGCGAGCACACCGTTATTGGGCATTGGTAGATCGTTGGCTAGATCGGTAAATTGGCCCGGCTCAATCCATGAGTGTTGTGATTGCACGAAAATGTTGACAGATGCGCGCAAGAAACTATTGCGATCTGGTGATTGTGCCTCAGCCTCGATCACCGACATCTCTAATAAACCCTCTGCTAGTGCAGGGTTGGAATATCGCCATGCGGCTGGTGTCATGTAGTCCATTACTGGTGGTGAGTATTCAGCAAAGTACAGTGCCGTGTTTTTGCCTGAGTCAATTGCGCGCAAGCCTTGTGATCGCCACCTCAGCATGGATTTTGATGACGCGTCACCAGCGGTGCTGAAACCTGCCATTAGAGGGTTTTTGCGTGCACGCATAGCCGGCATTAAACCGTTATCAATTGCCTCCTCACTGACGGCCCACCACTCATCAACGATGCACAAATCAATTGAGTAACCGTGACCGACACCGGGCGTGGCAGCGCGTGGCATCCACTGCGAGCCGTCTGGCATTGTGAGCACTTGACGGCCATAAGACCAGATCACCGTTGCACCAAACTTTGCCTCAAGAATTGGTGCAAGATAATTAAAGAGCACTGTCGCCAAATCAAGTTTATGAGCAACCGACATCACCAATTGTTTATTGCCACGCGCTTTACCTTGCGTGCAAAGAAACCATCCAAGCAACGCAGCGATGGTAACGGTCTTGCCGTTTTGTCTGGCCACCGATGTGTACGACACTCGATGCACCCACACCTCTTTGCCATCCACCACGTTGTACGCCGTCATCCCTGCAAGCACCCGGCGTTGCCACCTCATCAACTTGACGTTAAGTACCTTTTCCGCAAAATCTGATATCTCTTGGGAGTGATCTAAACAACCACTGTGAGCGGTCGTTTCCAATCTTGGCTGATCACCGACAAGCACGGCCAGTTCAGGC